TTATCTACAGTTTATCACCTCCTGTTTTTCCGTGTGGGACAGATTTGGGACGCAATCACCAAAAATCGAGTCGATTTGCTTCGCGTGTTCGGTCAGATGATTTGGTGCCAGGTGCGCATACCGTCGAACCATTTCTATTGACTCCCATCCTCCCATTTCCTGAAGAACGGAAATCGGGACGCCAGCCTGAACTAACCAACTAGCCCAGGTATGTCTCAGGTCATGAAAGCGGAAATCCTCAATGCCAGCACGTTTAAGCGCAGCCCTCCAGGCTGTGTTTGCGTCGTACCGCATCTTCCTCACTGTCGGCGCTTTAGTCCCATCAGGCCGGGTGCAGCTTTCCTTGTAGACGAACACCCACTTGTGGTGATTGCCTATTTGCCTTTTCAGCACGCGACATGCAGTATCATTCAGCGCCACGCCAATGGCCTGATTTGATTTGCTCTGCTCCGGGTGTATCCACGCCACCCGGCGCTGCATGTCTATCTGCTGCCATTCCAGATTGATGATGTTCGACCGCCGTAACCCCGTCGCCAGCGCAAACTCGACAACTGACTTAAGCGGATCCGGGCATTCATCAATCAGCCTTTTCGCCTCATGAGGCTCCAGCCATCGAATGCGTTTGTTCTTCGGCTGCGGCACCTTCACAATCGGCGCTTTATCTAGCATCTTCCATTCACGCTCTGCAGCACGTAACAACGCTTTGATGAAGGAAAGGTGAGTGGCCTTTGTGGCTGTCGCTGCCGGTCGTGGTACATATGGCGGAACTGGCTTTCCCTTCTTCCTTAACGCCTCTTCTCTGAGCTTCCAGTTTTCCTCGTGCCGCCGGTTGGTCATCTTCTGGATCGCGTTATAGATTCGCGTCTCAGTGATGTCCTTCAACTGCATCCCTGCAAAGTGTTGTAGCCAGAATCCGATCCGGCTCTTGTCATCATCCAGTGACTTCTTGTGCGCCTTTTCCTCAAGCCACCTGACACACGCTTCCTCGAATGTCATATCCGGCGTCTCGCCCAGCTTGCTTACTCGCCAGGCTTCGGCTTTCAGCTTGTCATGGAGTTCCGTGGCCTGCCTTTTGTCCTTTGTCCCAAGAGACTGCTTAAATCTTTTGCCGTCCGGCAATGTGAAACTGGCGTACCAGGTTTCACCTCTGCGGAAGAGTGACATATCAATTCCTCTCGTATGCCATCACCCGCGCTCACGGCGACAGTATGCAGCGGAGATTTCAGGGCTGCAATGCAAGCCTGGCGAGTGGTGAGGTAGGGGGATTTTGGTTTTGATGGGTCTTTGCGGGTGGCCTGTAGTCGTCCTGACTTTATCCAGTTTGTGGCCGTGGGTCTGGATATGCCGAGCATGGCGCAGGCCTCATCAAGCGTGAGGCTGTATTGCTCCATTCGATTATCTCCAGGCGTAAAAAAGCCGCCTGATGGCGGCTCACTCGATGCGGATGTGGGGGATATTCCCGGCTGCTATCGCGTCATATGCTTTCTTGTAATCCTCCATGCGTTTAGGACTGACAAGCTCTCCTTCGGAATTCCAGTTAATAGCATGGTAGATCGCCAAACCAACCTCATCGCGCTTCTTGTCAGCTTCTGAGCAGATAGGGCGGAATTTTCCATCAATACGTGAAGTTGAAAAACTACGTTCAATTTGGTTGTCATGGTCATATAAAACCACCAACTGAGAGCCACCGTACATCATGGTTACTTTGAACCATTTCTCGCAGTCGAAAAACTCACACTCACACCCAACCGGCGGCAAACCCTCGCCATCCCATACCGGGTGTTGCAAAGCTGCTTCGTATTGTTCGCGGGTGATGATTGCCGTTGCGTGGTCATTCGCCAGACCCGCATCAGCGTAAAAGTTTGTAGATACAATCCAGTCGCCACCAACCCAATGATTATCGAAGTATACAGGCTGTTGGTTGATAAAAAAATTAACATAACCGCTAGAGTCTTGTACCACCAAACGGGCCTTTTCCGGCCACCCGCCACGCTTCGGCAATTCCTGCACCAGTAAATCAATCAGCTTCATATCTTTGCTCCAATAAAAAACCGCCCTCAGGCGGATTTACGTAGTTCTTTCATGAGCGCATAAGTTTCTGGCGCGCGCTTGTCTGGTCGCTTCAACTCCTCCTTTAGCAGACCTGTCAGCCGATCCCATTCGATTAGAATTGCAGCAAAACCCTTTACCTTCTTCGCTATTGCGGGAAAGCTATCTTTAATCTCAGGGATATCCTCAACCAGAAGCATGCATCTGTGCAGGTCTGCCGGGTCGGATGGAGCATCGAAACGACCATGATAAAAGTTCTTTTCCAGGCCAAGTGCAATTGATGCCATCGTCGCACTGCTTATTCCAACGCGACCCTTTGCCTGCCACTCCAGAACCTTCATTGCCAAATCAGACATAAATTTCTCCAATAAAAAACCCGCCGAAGCGGGTCATGGTGTTAACTCAAATTCATCGTCCCAAGGTGGGAATGTGCTCATCCTTCCATGCGACATGATGTATTCCGATGCTGCGGTCATCGAACATGGCTTCTCGAACTCCAGCATAAAAACATCGTCGTAAGCTTTCCCTAGCCACCAACCGCCGCCGTACTCTCGCGATCGCTGAATGAGCACCCATCTACCGGGAGTGATGCGGTGATGTATCTCGCCCCTGTAGATAATCAGATAGTCCGAGTCTTTGCTCATGACACACCCCAAAATAACTGTATTTATATACAGTAAATTGTGGTTGGCGGGCTGTCAATTCTTGGTGCGGTCAGGCGGTTAATCGAAATCTTGGGTTTTGGGCTTAGTCATCATCATCTCCATTAAAAAACTCATCCGAAATAACATCGCCATTAACATCATACTTTGTCACCCGGATCGTTTCACGGTATGGCGGTTGTGTCTCGGTATGTTCGCTTATCCTTGCGGTACCTACCTTTTCTTGATTCTCATTTAGTATGATGTACGACCAGCATATTTCTTGGCCCAAATGTCCTTTCGTATACCGACCATCATCCAGAACTGTATAACCTTCTTCAACTTTCAATTTATCTTTATGCATAAATCCCCCGCTTATGAAATGAAGGTATTATATGCCAGTATTTTTAACAGAGATTTGCGCTCGGTTACGCATTTAGTCCTCATCCCTCCTTGCCCGTCGTCATCGCATTAGCCATCTTCACGCCGAGACGCAGATCATCCAGCTCGAAATCGCCCTTGATTTCGGCATGCCGGAACGCGACGGCAAGAAATTCAAGGCACTGCTGGTTCGTCCACTCAGGCACAACCGGCGCGGGCGGTGCGGTGTAGAGCACTCGGCATCTGATACCGCGATCTAGCGCTTCATCGTAGAGGTATTTTTCAACGTCGTGCCAGTCCATGGCCTGCACCTGATAAACAGGCTCCGCCCGCTCCCGCAGCGCCAGCAGTGGGGTTGTGAGTTGCAGAACCTCATCCGGGTTCATGGTCATTTTCATGCCAGTTCTGGCAAACTCCGTCGCGGCGTCATGCAGCCACTGAATCTTTTCATTGCTTATTTCGCTCACGCTTCACCCCCTGTCTCAAGATTGATGCCCGCCCGGTCGCACGCGTCGTGCAGCGCTTTGTACCACTGCTCATCGCGCTGTTGGACAGCGACTGAGGCGTAGTCATGGCAGCGGCGCGGCGGAATGATGACCTCTAGATTGCGCGCCTCAAGCTCGGCTAAGCGCTGCTGCGCTATTCCCAGCGCTGCTTCCAACTTAATCTGCGCAAGCTTTGATTCAGCAAACAGTTCACAGGCCACCTCCATATCGGTGCCGCGCTTTTGCGCGTCTTCCAGCGCTGCTATCAACTCAAGAACGGCCTTTGGGCTTGCTTCGGCAATAAAGGCTGCGTCGTCTTTCAGGCAATGCTGCGCAACTGCCTCACTACCAACGCGCACCTCGTATCCGCGCGCTCCACTATGCGGCTTATATGCAGACCAGTCGCCCCAGCGTGCCTTCTCGGCCACCGCTTTCAGTTTTGCTGTGTTCATGCGGCACCGCCTTTAAGGTCTTCGGGCGTCAGGCCGGTTTCAAAGAAGCTCAGCTTCCCTTTCATCGGGTAGAACGGCAGAGGCTTTGCATCGGTCAGGGTGAAGCCTTTCGGCCCGAAGAACCACGGTGACGGGCTTTTATCAACGCAATCGGTGATAGTCGCTACGCCAACGATCCCGCCGCGATTGAAACGCTCGCGGTCAGGGTAAGGAGAGTCCGGTGGGCTAAACTTCTGGTGAATCTCCAGTGCTGCTACCCAGTCGGACCAGGTTGGCATAGCCGCGCTAGCATGGATAAGCACTGGCCCGCGGTAATTCGTGCGCCAGCTGCGGTTTTCAATGTCTTTGTAGCCGTTGGCGATGAGCCATGCCCACGGTTGGCGGATGGAAAGTGCTTTCATGCAGCACCGCCTTTACGCAGCCACCGGTTGAGGTATTTGTTGTTATTCACAGAGCCGAAGCTATTGCGCTTCATGAGCTCCTCGCGGCTCGGCATCGGGATGTGTTTGCGGTCAGACTTACCGCCGACGGTTACGGTTAAATAATTTGCCTGGTCTCTGGACATGGTTAACTCCTTAATCGCTACGAACGTGACCGTAGCGACCGAGGAAGCGGCGCATACGGTTATCTGTTTCTTCAGGACGGCGCGGGCCGGTGGTGACGAATCCGGGCATGAACGATGCTGCCAGGTTGTCGTCCCACAGCTGCCGGTCTGCCAATTCATCAGCCTTGCGGGTCATGCGAGCTTCCTTGCCCTCGGTTTCGTACTGCTTTCCCAGCGTCTCTTGCAGGTGTGCTTTAATGCGAGCCAGCACCTCTTCTTTGGTGCCGGATCGTTTTGGCGGGCGTGCGTATCCCGCCCCGGGAAGAGGTGATGACATTTAGTTGGCCTTATTTGGTTAAATCAGAAGGGGATTGAATCGTCGAACTGCTCTGAGCCCGAGGTTGTTTGCGACGAATGATGATGGCCTGACGAAGCGAAGCCTACTTTCGCATTCTGAAGCTCAAGCGTGATGGTTTGCCCATTGTTTCCCTGGTAAACATCAACCTTAATGCTGTCGCCGGTTAACTCCACGATAGATCCTTCAACCAACACGCTGCGGTAGTAATCCGCTTGCGGACCCGGCCTGGCAAACACAGCGGCGCTGTAGTTCGTCCACTCCTTTTTCTTGGACTGCCTGTCGTAATACTGAACTCCTGCCCGGACATTGAATCCGATGCTTTCGCCTGCCTGAAACTCCCTGGCTGGCTTGTTGAGTTTTACTGTTATTGAGTGCGCCATTACGCTTCCATCCCTTCAAGTTCATCTTTGCGAATGTTGTAAATGTCCTGAGCCTTTTGCTGCTCAGGCGTACCTTCCAGCATCTTCCACGCCTTAGCGAAAGCGCCTTTAAGCTCTGCGACGCTATTTTTTGCAGATGCGGCCTCAGTAAACGCTTTTAGAACCTGCTCTGGCGAAGCTGGCTGTTTAGCTGGAGCGTTGCTTACCTGCCTGGCTTGCTGCTGTTTATGCTCGTCAGTATCCGCATCCTTTGCGTCATCAATGCCAAACAGTCCGTTAAGGCAGTACTTGCGAGCGTATGAGCTTGTCGCGCCCGTAACCTGCGCTGCGTCCATTCCTTTTTTGCTTTCCTCCTCGCGAGCCATTGCAGTGGCGGTGTGGCTGCTCTCACCATCAGTAATGGTTGCCACGGCCTTCACATAATGGCGGTCACCAATCAGCACAATCTCATCGCTTATTGACAGGAACAGTCCATCCAGAAGCGGCTTAACGCCCTCCAGAATGTCCTCGCAGCTGCGATATTTGTATTTGCCGAATGAGTTGTACTGGTTTTTCGGCGCGTTAAGGTTGGCCTGTATTTTTGCCAGACGTGCATAAAACTCTTTGCTCATAGAAACCTCAGAACGGCGCAGGGCCGAGTAATTCACGAACGTTCATGCGCTCAAGTTGTGCCGCGAGCAGTGCAAGTTTCTTCTCCCTGCGGTCGCCAGCTCGTCGATATTCGAGCGCCATCTTGATATATGCTTCACGCCATATCTTGCTGATCGCAATCGTCGACGCGAGACGGGGAGGATTTGTTGTCATGTTCGGATTCCTGCTCTGAGTAATTTTCGAAAATGTCATGGACAAGCCGATAGACCTGCTCATCCGTCATGTCGCGAGGGTTGAGGTGCTTCATTGCGGCCTCCGGTACCAGGGCATGCTCACTGCCTGCTTCATCTGCTGATTGGCCTGCAGCCACATCCCGGCATCACCCAGGAATCGGGCGATTACCGCCTTGCTCTGCGCGGCCATAAGGGCCTGATGGTTTACTGTTTGATTGCCGTACATGTCAGCTCCTTAAAGGTTTTGCAGATACCGCGCATGCGGCGGGTGATGAGTTCGAGTAGCGATTCAGAGCAGCCCACAACAGGCCACCCTGCAAAAGCGAACTGTTGCATGGTGTTATCCTTGGTTAATTGGCATAGCGAAAAGGCCGCGCTAATAAGCAGCCTTGTTGATATGCAGACGAAAAAAGCCCTCCGGAGAGGGCAAACAACTTCAGGGGATGATGCGGATTGCATCAGATAACCGACCTGTCGGATCGCCTATCGGCTGCTATTCCTTGCGCAGCACAACATCGAAATCGCTGAGATTTGTTTGGCGCAGTAGCCCCTCTTCAACGCGATCAGCTTTTCTGTAGTTGTCATATTCAAAGTGCTTAATCACCTCACCAGATTTACGCTCAATGACCTCTACGATGTATTTCTTCTCTTCCATTCACTCCTCCTGTTCAGATGTCGGCTATCGGCTGCTATTCAGCACTTTCAGCGAAGTCCTCGATTAGCTCATCCAGGCAATCGTCAGTCATGGCATCCATTCCCTGTGCTCGCTGCATGACTTCAATCGCATCGTCTGGTGAGAGGTCAACTGCAACCAGAAACTCAGCAACGGCAAGCTTTGCAACGTAATATTCATTCTCCTGCATGCACTGGCTGAACACTGCGCTTACTGCACTTGTTAACCTGATCATCAGGTCATTGTTATCGCAACCTTCCATTCACTCCTCCTCACCTATGGCTTTAGCTTGCGAGCATTCATCATCAATGTCATAAATGTCGTGATAGCATTCGTGGCACAGCTCTTCATTGCCATCGCCACTGTAAACGGCAACCGCAGCAACCCCTTTGCCGCATACGTCGCATTCGACTTCCTCATCCATATCTCACCTCAGATAAGTGGCTTGCTGCCAAAAAGAAAGGCCGACTATGCGGCCTTATTTCCCGTTGTGTAAGTGACGTAGGGCATTAACGCGCGGCCAGTAATATTTCGGTTTGGCACGCGATCCGGGTTTTGGTCCTACACAAACGATATAGCTTTCTTCTTTTCGCGGCAGACCAGGAGCATCAAGCTGACGGCCAAGTTCGAATCTCCGGACGTTAACACCGGCTGGGATAACCTCGACAATGACTCCGATCTTTACCTTTGTGACGCCGTTTGATGAGCTTGACCATTTAACTTCATCGTTCAATTTGAAATTCATCATTCACCTCAGTCGTAATAAGCAGGAATCGATTTACCGCGCATTTTCTGGTGCGCGTTAATCAAGTGGGTAGGGTGGTTAACCGGCTTCTTGTATGCCGGGTTGCGCTTGCGTTCGGTTACTTCCGGCTTCTTGTCGCGGAGAGCTACGAGCGAAGTGGCTCGGTCAACGCGGCTTGCATGCTTTCGTGATTCTTCCTGAGAAGCGTCAGGAGCCTCGCAACCTAAAATTGAGTCGATGATATTGCAGATAGCGTCACGCTCGATAGCGAGCTTTCTGCGCCGCTCATGACGGCGAGTTTTAGCGTTACCAGCTGATACTGAAGAACCGTATTGGATAACCGTCATGGCATTTCTCCGCGTTGTTGGGGAGTTGACGCCCCGTCATCCGGGGCGGTCGTATTATTTGATTTTTTTGCTAAGAATCCGGTGTACAGATTCTTTTATCTGCCCCATCTCGAGCAGGCTATCGAGCATCAGGCGTTTTTCTTGGGAGGTCTTGCAGTTCAGGGCAAGGAAGATTGCTGCGTTCATTGCGTTCATTGTTTTGTCCTCGTGTGAAATGGCTTTGGTGGTGTGCAGGTCTGTTGCTATTCCGTACTCCAGCGGCTTGGTGAGGCTGGCTTGCATCCGTTTGCCAAATCGGCTTGCAGACTCATACTGCCTAAGGTGGTATTGCTCGCATCTCATATCGCGCAACCTGCCACACCCCAAACCCATCTCGTTTGGTATCTGTTCGCGCTTTGTCAGCGCACCGTCGAAGTTAAAGAGCGATTGACCTGCTCCCCGTTGATTAATACACCGTGATGTTAGTAATGTCTTCATAAGCCACATGAGGACATCCCCATGAAGAAGCGTTTTTCCGACGAACAGATCATCTGTATTCTCCGCGAGGCCGAA